AAGCAAAGAAACTGGAATATCAACTTTGCCTTTCTGCTACACCGTATCGTGCCGGAGCATTAGTTCAGAATTTAAAGCTAAAAGAATGGAGTGGAGATGTAATTTATAATATCACTGAAAAGAAATTAAGAGATAGGAAGGTACTATCAGACTATCGGGTGTTTATGTTATTAATTGATCATAATGATATTGAATATGATGTAGAAGTGGAAGATTACAATGGATATCGTAAAGAGTTGATATTTAAAAACAAATTAAGAAATCAAATACTTATTTCGATTATAGAAATTCTTCGGGAATTAAATTTAAAGACTTTGGTGCTTTTCCAAAATATAGAGCATGGACGCAATGTTGAAAATATTACAGGGATACCTTTTATCAGCGGCAAGAATGATAGTGAAGAAAGAGAGAATGCCAAAGAAAAATTTTTAGAAGGTGAAGGCGGTTTTTTGTTAGCATCTAATATATTCAAAAAAGGTGTGACTCTTTCGTCAGTGCAAGTGTTAATTAATGTAGATGGTGGACTTGAAAATGCTAATACAATTCAAAAGAAGGGGAGGGTGTTAGGAGCCACAAAAACAAAGAATAAAAGTTTGATTATAGACTTCTTTGATTTATACGATGCATATTTTTCTGAACATTCTGAAGCAAGGTTAAATACTTATATAGAAGCTATCGGAGAAAAACGTGTGGGGATACTTGATACTTCTATTGATGATTGGAAGGAAACAATAAAAAGATGGACAATAAAGTGGTTCGAAAAAGACAAAAATTATTCAGATATGCAGTAGATATCTTTATAGAATTGTTGCAACAGGTTACAAAAAGGAAAGTAAATTATAAGTGTAATAATTCTGATATAGCGTGTTGGGATAATTTCATGGATACTTTTTCAGACAGAATAGGAGAAGAATTTGTTAGAAAGTTTCTTGAATACGGAATTCAAAGTTGGTTTAATGATAGTAGTGAAAAAGATTATTCTCACCAAATAAGATTTAATTGGATTTTTGGTAAAACAGCTATTGAACGATGGAATAAATGTGATATTGCTACAAATGTGTATATAACAAGGATTGGATTAAAAAAAAATCATAAAATAAATGTATTAAAAAAAGAAACAAAAATTGATGAAATAGTAATGAGCATTCGTCCAGTTGAAGAAAAATTCAAAGGAGAATATCATAATACTAAAAGAGGACTATTGTGGTGCGTTGCTAATACAACGTTATATTTTCATAAAAGTTCTAAATGTGCGACTTGTTTATTTAAAAATGAATGTAAGGATATTCTAAAACAGGAATATCCTAAAATATATTTGAAACGAGGATATGGCGAAAAATAATGTTTTAACAAGTAATTTTGTAATTGAATTATTCGCAGCAGCCTTTGAAAGAAGGACTGTGTTTGAAATAGCAAGGCAATATTTAAAGTTTTCTTATTTACAGATTGATTCTGAAAAGAAAATTTGGCAATGGGCTGTAAATAGATATGATAAAACAGGTAAAGTTCCGACTTTAGGACAAATTCAGCAACAATTTTCTGATGATGAAAAAGTGCTTGAAAAGTTAGAAGAAATTTCTGATGTTGAAATTGATGAAAAAGGAGGTCATGAATTAATAATAGATACTTTTGAGACTTTTATCAAAAAGATGAAGTTTCTTGAAGCTAATGATCTTATTGCTGACGTTTATAATAGAGGTGAAAAAGATAAAGCGTGGAATTTATTTGTAAAATATGCCGAAGACTTTGGAAAGTTTTCTATAAAAGATGCTAAATTTGAAACTGTATTTTCTGACTTTGCCGAAAGACAAGCAAAACGTAGAAGCGAAGATTGGAAATATAGATACAAGATACCTACTGTAATTGATGAACTTGATTATCGTCTTGGTAAAGAAAATGGTGGTCCGGAAACAGGAGAATGTGTTCTTTGGTTGGGAGATTCTGGAGCTGGTAAAAGTCAAGTCTTGGTTCACGTTGGAGTTGCTGCTGCAAGACAAGGATTTAGAGTTGCTCACTTTCAACTTGAAGGTACTAAGGAACAATGTTTAAATCGTTACGATGCCGCTTGGACTGGTACACTTTACCAAGATGTCAAACTTGGTAATATTCCTCCTAAGAAAATGGAGGTTTCAAAACGTATTATAAAAAAACTTCGTAAATCTGACATTATTGTTTCTTCGGAAGAAAGTTTTAATGCTAAAACTTTAGTTGATATTCGTAAGGAAGTCAAAGAAATGGAGAAACTGTATGGTAAGATTGATGTTATAATTATAGACTATTTAGAATTGTTAGAAGTAGGCGATGGACATAATTACACGCCAGGAGAAGAACGTTTTCGGCAAGCTAAACTTGCAAAAGGAATGAAAATGCTTGCGATGGAATTTAATGCTGTTGTTCATACAGCTACTCAAAGTTCAAACATTCCAGAAGAACAAAAGAATGATCCAGAGTTCGTAATTACTCGTGCTCAATTAAGTGAAGATAAAGGAAAAATTCGTCCATTTGATATTTTTATAACTATTAATCAAACAAGAGACGAAGCCAAAGAAGGTATAATGAGATTACACACTGATAAAATAAGAGAATATAAGAATGGAGATCCTATTTTAATAGCAAATAATTTTGAATATGCAAGATTTTATGATCGTAAACGAACCATGGAGATAAATATGAATTTAGAATAATATGAGAAGATCAAAAATGATAGATGATTCAGATTTGAAAGATTTATTGATAAATCCTAAATTAAACAGAAGCGGTCAATATGTGTGCGATTGTATTTTTTGTGGTAAAGAAGGACATATGTATGTCAGTAAGGAAACTCAACTTTTTGATTGTAAGAAGTGCGGTGAGCACGGAAGTATTTATAAATTATTAAAACAACTTGGTAAAACTTATCTACTTGGCGGATCTACTATTGAAATTCGTGATACTATTCAGAGTCTTCGTAATATGTTAGAAAAAGAGTTGGAGAACGATGAGGTGACGTTAAAAGAACTTCCTTTAGTAAGTATGCCTGCAGGATGGAAAATTTCGTTAACAAGCACTGCATATTTAAAAAATCGAGGCATAACGCCTGATGATTGTAAGCGTTATAATATAGGAGCTACTAAATTGTTTAAAAAATATGAAAATTATGTTTTAATTCCTGTTTATGATAATAAAGAAATAAAAGGTTTTGTTGGAAGATATGGTTCTAAAAAAGTTCCCGATAATAAATTGAGATACAATAATAGCGCAGGAACGAAATTTTCAGAATTATTATTTGGTTATGATGAAATAACAGAAAATACTTCGACAGTTATTTTAGTTGAAGGAATCTTTGATAAAATTTCTGTCGATAAAGTATTAAGACTTTGGGATCAAGAAGAAATAAAATGCGTATGTACATTTGGGAAAAAGATATCGTTTGAACAATCTAAAAAATTAAGATTAAAAGGAATTATAAATATCATATTGATATATGACTTTGATGCTATTAAAGAAATTAGAAAATACGGTTTGGAGCTTGAAAATTATTTTATTACAAGTATAGGTTATACAACAAAAAAAGATATAGATGAATGTAGTGAAGAAGAAGCATTAGAAGTTTTTTCTCATTTACAAAGACCAAAAGATTTTAATATTGATGTGATTGGTAAACTTAAAAAATAAAAAATATGGTAGCAAAAACAAAAAACCTTTCAGTAGCAGAATATTTTATTGCTATACAAAAAGAATATTTGATTGCTGAATTTAGAAAAAAAATTTATTTCAGTCCAAATGATAAAATGTATTATCAAAAGGTTATGAATTTTAAAGTTGAAAAAATTAAAAACATAGCGGATAGAAATCATTTAGATAGCATATTAAATAATTCATTTAAAATGGAAGAATTAAAAAATGAATTGTTTGATAAATTAGGAAAACCTAAATTTGAAATGAATAAAACAGATTTAGAAAATTATTATGCTAAAGGTAATGATTTTTCATTTAGGGGAGATATTTGGATTTTAGATAAAATAAATGAAGATGAAACTTTGACTCTTTATTCTCCAAAGTTACAAAAGTATGAAATTGCTAAAAAAGATGAAGTCTGTAGAATACTATAATTTTTTTTTATATTGAGATTATACACTTATTTATAGAGTTTTCTGGCTATTTTATTTAAAAAAGATTAAATCTTTGATTTTTTACCAAAAACTTTATAAAAAAATTTTGTTTTGGTGAAAAAAAGTATTATCTTTACTTCAGAATTACCAAATCGTAAATCAAATCGTAAATCAAATCGTAAATCAAAATGGGAAAAGAGATTAAAATGTCAGAGAAACTCTACTATAGATATGAATATCTTGCTAATAAATATGCCAGCAAAATATTTTCGTATGAAGAGTTGTCATTTGAATTCGATGATTTAGTTCAAGAATTCAGAATAAAGATATTTACATCCATAAAATCTTATGGTAAAAGATGGGATAAATATCGTAACAATGAAGCGTCAAAACCTGTTCCAATTCGTTTTTATCTCGAAGCTGCTTGTTCCAATAAGATGAGAGATTTCATGAAATACATAAGCAGAGAAAATTATAAAACACGGATTGATGATATCAATTATGACTATGGAATTGAAGACGATACGAATATTGTTCCAGAAAAAAATAAGTTTTTTGTAAATGGTATTGATTTATTGGAAGGTTTATCTGGTAAAGAAAGATCTGTATTTAGCCTTTTTTTGAGAGGTTACAATAGAAAAATCATCAACAAAGTTTATTACAATAAAGAAGAGGAAAAAATAAAAAAACAAGTGATTGATAATGGAGATGAACCATTTACTGTAATAGATATAATAGAGATGCAAAAAAGTTATCTTATAAAAAAATATGGCAATGATTTACTTCAAAAGCGTAAAGTTTATTCAAGTTATAATTTAGATGAAGATTGATTGAGGGCTTAATAAAGTAGTATAAACAAATTTTTAAATCGTAAAAAAAATGGCAACTAAAATGAATGCAACAATTGCAAAAAGAGTGAAAACATTAGGAATTAATGTTAAAACTGAAGAAGAAGCACGTGAAAAACTTATTGAAATTCTCGCCAGTAATGGAATTGATGGTATGGATGATGAAGACATCGATACATTGATTGAAATCGCTGAATCTTTTGTAGAAGATGAAAATAATAATGATGATTCTTCTGAAGAAGATGAAAATGATGAACTTGCTAAAGAAGTTATGGAAGAAGAAAAACCTGTAAAAAAATCTTCAAAACCTGCTGTTAAAAAAGTAGAAGTAGAGGACGAAGAAGAAGACGAGGAAGAAGAAGATGACGAAGAAGATGATGAAGATGAAAAACCTGTAAAAAAATCTTCAAAACCTGTTGTTAAAAAAGTAGAAGAAGACGAGGAAGAAGAAGATGACGAAGATGAAAAACCTGTAAAAAAATCTTCAAAACCTGTAAAAAAATCTTCAAAAATTACTAAAAAAGTAGAAGTAGAAGAAGAAGATGAAGATGAAAAACCTGTTTTAGCTTCTAATGTAAAAGTAAGTAAAAAATCAGTTGAAAAAGTTCCTGCTAAAAAGGTAGTTGAAACTGGAAAAACGGATAAAAAAAGTATTGTGAAACTTGATCCCAAAAACAATGAAGAAGATAGAAAAGCATTTAAACCTTTACATAAATTATTTCCGGAAAGTGAATATGTGTATAATTGGATATCGAAGTCTGGAGTTACTATCAAATATAAAGGCAAAAATTCTAATCGTTCGTTAGTCCTTATTGAAAATTGTTTGATTCAAAAAGACGATTCAATAAAATGCACCCTTTATTTTTTGATTTTCACAAAGTCTAAAGAACCTCTTGATAAAGCCGGAATTGAATATGAAGTTTGTTGGAGTGGTGCTCCCTTTATTAAAGGAATTACGCTTTTAGAAGCAATTGAAATTATTACTGGTTTTATGGGAGAAATTACTGCTACTGTTCAAAAAATAGACAAAAAACTCGGCGAAAATCGTAATAAAATGGAAGAAAATTTGAACAAAAAACCTGTTGCTAAGAAAATTTCAAAAAAGAAATAAGTAACATTTGTAAATATTAAAAGGAGGATATGAAAATATCCTCTTTTTTTATTTATACAAAGTTATTTATTTAGGTTATAAATAAAGACTGAATTAGAATAATAACAAAAATAAAATTGAAATTATGAACATAGACTTTGATTTAAATAATGTATTT